CAAAGAACCGTCTGCAACTTTATTACAGCTTATGGGTGTCGTGGTTTCTGCGGGACAGCGTTTCGCGTCGATAGCAGATCTTCAAGTTGGAGAGGGTAATCAACAAGCGGCCGTGGGCACGACAGTAGCCTTGTTGGAACGTGGATCGAGAACAATGTCAGCGATCCACAAAAGAATTTATACGGCACTTAAAAACGAATTTAAATTAATGGCTAGAGTATTTAAATTATACCTACCAAACGAATACCCATATGATGTCGTGGGAGGTCAAAGAATGATTAAGCAACAAGACTTTGACGACAAGATAGACATCATACCAGTTGCAGATCCAAATATTTTCTCTCAAGCGCAGCGAATTTCTATTGCTCAAACGGAATTGCAGCTGGCTAGCTCCAACCCACAGCTTCATAATCTGTACGCTGCATACAGGAACATGTATGAAGCTTTGGGTGTAAAAAACATAGATACAATTTTAAAACCAATAGCACGACCCACACCGATGGACCCTGCTGTAGAACATATACAAGCTTTATCTGGAAAACCTTTTCAAGCGTTCAAAGGACAAGATCATCAAGCACACATCACAGCGCATTTAAATTTTATGGGGACAAACATGGCTAGAAATAATCCAGTAGTCATGGCAAGTTTGCAAAAAAATATTTTTGAACACATATCTTTGATGTCTTTAGAACAAGTAGAGATGGAATATCAATCAGAGATAGCACAACTACAACAAATACAACAAGATCCACAAGCAATGCAAAATCCTTCGATACAACAAGGTGTAATGGACATAACTATGAAGATAGAATCTAGAAAAGCTGTGTTGATTGCAGAAATGATGGAAGACTATAACAAAGAAGAGAAGAAAATATTAGGTGATTTTGCAAATGATCCTATCGCTAAGTTAAGAGACAGAGAATTAGACCTTAGAGCGCAAGAAAATATGAGAAAAGAGCGTGAAGGAGAGGAAAGATTGAACCTTGACAAGATGAGAGCGATGATGAATCAAGAAAATCAAGAAGAAAAACGAAAACAAAACGAAGAATTGTCTAAAATGAGAGCAGATACGTCCATACAAAAGACAATTTTAAGTAAAACACTGCCAAATTCTGATCAAATGATACCAGACATTGACATTATAAGAAAAGAAAATTAATTTAATAAAAAACAAGGAGAAAAAATGGAAAAACTAGACAAAATCCAAGAAGTTAAGGTTGCAGAAGAGAGTATTGAGATTGATCCTAGATCAAAAACTACTCACAACAAAGCTTACAACTATATTGGAACAGGTAAACCTGAAATGGAGATACCTGGACAAGGCGCAGTAAGACCAGAGAAGAAAAGAAAATCTAAGGCGTATTAATTATGTGGTTATCGGCAATAAAATTAGCCGTTTCTGCTGGAAGTAAAATTTACGCTAATAAGCAGAAGGCGAAAATGGCTATGTCAGACGCACAACTGCTACATGCAGAGCGTCAAGCTCGAGGTGAGGAAGCTTACCAAGGTAAATTATTAGAAGCCCGACAAAACGACTACAAAGATGAATTCGTTTTGGTAATTTTAAGTGCTCCCATAATTGTGCTTGCTTGGGGGGTCTTCTCGGACGATCCGGGTGCGCTTGATAAAGTAAAAATTTTCTTTGAGCATTTCGCGGCACTGCCGACCTGGTTTTCGACTTTATGGATTCTTGTAGTTGGTAGTATTTTTGGTATAAAGGGTACACAAATATTTAAAAACGGAGGAAAAAAATGAGAAACGATTACGGTAAAAGAAATAAAATGATGGGTGGCGGAGTTGCAGAAGCAGCAAGAAAAGTTCGTGCAGGTATGAAAAAAGGCGGCAAGATTCCACCACAATTAAAAAAATTCGTAATGGCTAAAAAGAAAAAAGCCAAAATGAAAAAAGAAAAATAATGGCGGGAAAAGGTTTGTACGCAAACATTCACGCTAAAAGAAAACGTGGAGGCAAGATGCGAAAGAAAGGTGCAAAGGGTGCACCAAAAGCATCTGACTTTAAACGTGCAAAACAAACAGCGAGGAAATAATGACTAAACTATGTCCAAGAGGTAAAGCAGCAGCGAAAAGAAAATTTCGTGTTTATCCGTCAGCATATGCAAACGCATACGCTAGCAAAATTTGTGCAGGTAAAATTAAAGATCCTTCTGGTGTGAAAAGAAAAGATTTTAAAGGTCGTAAACCATCTGCAATGGGTGGGAGAATAATGGCTGCAGGCGGTTTCCCTGATCTTAATAAAGATGGAGAAGTTACAAAAAAAGATATCTTAATTGGAAGAGGCGTATTTCCAAGAGAACAAAAAAGTAAAGGTGGTGTTGCAAGAGGTTGCGGTGCTATCATGAAAAACAGACGTAAAAAAACTAAAATGTACGCGTAATGCTATGGCTAAAAACGGTCTTGATAAATGGTTCAAACAAAAATGGGTAGACATTGGTTCCAAGAAAAAGGATGGTTCATTTTCAAA